GAAAAGTAAGTGCTGTGAACCATGGTCTTCCCCCTACTGAGCACAAGACCAGATCCTTTCACTCCGTCCATCCACTTATCTGCTGTCTCCTTGCTAGCACGGAAGACAATATCGTCACCGTTAATCTTAACGGGAATCTCGCCCCGGCGGGATTTCGTATAGAAACGGAAAGCTAAATAATTGACGATACAGAGAAGTGGAAACGACAAAAGATTGCCCATTAATTGTCCACGCTTCTGCAAGTATTCCTTCCCCTCAAAAGAAAGGACGCCCTCCTGACTTGCAGACGCCAGATCACGAATGCCCTGGGGCACCCAAGAAGCGTTATCAAGTAGTGACGACAGAATCACCTTCTGGACCTCCATGGAGAGGTTATCAGTCGCTGATTCATAGTCACCACTAACAAACACTTGACCTGGCACACGGGTAAAATCGCGAAACGACTTTACCTTGGCTTCGCCTCGAAGTAACCAATCGAAGCGGGACAATCGGTTGTAGATAGCTGTGTTGAGAGGCTTAAGGAGAGACATGCGGCAGTCGGCAGAGGAAACAATCCTCCACTTCCCTCCAGTCTCAACTGCGGCTAGACGAGACGGTAGCAGGGCCGGTTCCGTCTCGCTAGTCAACACTCTCTCCACGTACTTCATATGACTATTCCAAGAAATATCAGATGAAAGTACATACTTTCTACAACCCCCCTTAGACCGACTTGACTGAGCACACGAGCTCCGAGTCAAGCAGGAGGAAAGCGCGGCATTAGGATAGAGTTCACTATCCCATCCCGGCGGGAACATCTTACCTACTTCGCGACGAGCGAACTCGACGAAGTTGGGGTCACTAGATGCACCCTCGCGGCTCATACGAACCGCGTAATCCTCCACATCCGGCTTCTGGGAAGACAATGTTTTCCGGAAGAGGAATAGTGACATCGCGATGGACATTCGAGTATCACTCGAAAGAACACCGATGGAACGACGCCACGGATGATCCGAACCTTCAATCAGTCCTCCACAGAACTGTTTGAAAGCTGACAAG